TTAACTATATCAAAGAATAAATTAACAGGTTTCCATGGCAAAATCATTTGCAACTTGGACACAGATTTGAGTAGGTATACAGCATGACAATAACGTATTTAGACGTAGAGACTACATTTGTGGTTGACGAGAATAGGAGAACAGACCCATCACCATTTAATGCAAGTAATAAATTAGTATCAGTTCAATATTCACATGATAATGGACCGATACAGTTTAATTGGTTTTATCACAAGGACATGGATGAGATGTCATCTGAAATGACTGTGGGGGAATCATTTAATTTAGTACAAGATGTACTAGATAAGACCACTGTGCTTATAGGTCACAATATTAAGTTTGACTTGATGTGGCTTTGGGAGAGTGGCTTTACCTATGATGGACAAGTGTATGACACTATGATTGGCGAATACACTTTGATGCGTGGACAGAAGTGGGGCTTAAGTCTAGCTGACTCCTGCATACGTAGAAAAGTAGCTTTGAAGAAGTCTGACTTGATTCACAATTATATGAAAGATGGTATTGGTTTTGATGCTATGCCTATGGACGTAGTTCATGAGTATGGTGTGGCGGATATTGAATCCACAAAGCAACTGCATCTTGCACAAGAAGAGATTTTTAAAAATTCACACAACTCACCGATGCGAAAGCATTTGGCGTTGATGAATAAGTTTCTTCCTATATTAGCTGTGATTGAACGTAACGGCATCAAGATTGACTTCACAACTCTTGAGAAAGTGCGTGTTGATTATGAGATTGAACAGAAAGAACTCAAAGCTAAGATGGAGGATATATGTCGTGAAGTTATGGGTGATACAAATATAAACTTTGCATCTCCAGAGCAAGTAAGTCAGTTGATTTACTCACGTAAAGTTATTGATAAGAAGAAGTGGGCTGAAGCATTTAATATAGGTCTGAATGAAAAGGGCAAACCTTTGATGCGACCTCGTATTGGATTCTCACAATTTGCATCAATGATTAAAGCTATGACAACTCGTGTTCACAGAACTAAAGCACAACATTGTCACAAGTGTCATGGTAAAGGCGAGTTCTTCAAAACTAAGAAGGACGGACAGAGATGGAAGAAGGCTACAAAATGTCCTGCATGTTTTGGTGCAGGGTATATTTATATACCTCTTCCTAAAATTGGTGGACTCACTATGAATCCAAGAGATATTATGGATGTGTCTGCCAATGGATTTGCTACTGACAAAACAACACTAGTGAGATTACTAGGAATTGCCAAACATAACGGAAATATTAAAGCACAAGAGTTCCTCAAATCTACTGTAAGGTTAAATGCGGTTGACGTATATTTATCCAGTTTTGTTGGTGGCATTTCTCGTAACACTAGAAGTAATGGTTTACTACATCCAAAGTTCAATCAGTGTGTTACTAGGACTACTCGCTTGTCTTCTTCTGACCCTAACTTTCAGAATCAGCCAAGAGGTTCTACGTTTCCAGTGAGGGCTGTGGTTGTATCTAGGTTTGACAATGGCTCTATTCTACAAGCAGATTACAGTCAGTTAGAGTTTAGGATTGCCGCTCAGTTATGTGGCGATGAAACCATGATTAAAGACATCATGAACGGAAGTGATGTTCACAAATATACTGCCTCAATAATATTTAATAAGCCAGAGGCAGAAGTAACTAAAGAAGAACGTACTGATGCAAAAGCACATACTTTTAAGCCCTTATATGGGGGTACTACTGGTACACCTAATGAGATGGAATACTATAAAGCTTTTGTTGAGAAGTACCCAAAGCTAGGAAAATGGCATGATACTTTACAGACTGAAGCTATATCGACTGGTGTTGTTACTATGTATACGGGTCAGCAATTCGCTTTTCCAGATACTAGACGACTTTCCAACGGAAATGCGTCAGGAGCACCGTCTATTAAGAATTATCCTGTGCAAGGTCTTGCAGGTGGTTGCGTTGTGCCGTTGGCACTCATTCACTTACAAAACGAACTTACAAATAAAAGAGTTGCGTCTAAGATTATTAATACAGTCCATGACTCGATTGTTTTAGATGTATATCCTGGCGAAGAAGAAGTTGTAGCACGTATGACTTATGATGCTATGACTAAAGTAGACAAGCAGTTTGAGGAGCAATACAACGTCAGTTGGCAAGTTCCTTTAGCTGTGGATTTAGAAATAGGTAAAGATTGGTTAAATATGAAAGAATATAACTTGACTAACTCTACCGAATGTAATATAAATTGATTTCCAAACATCAACAAGGAGTGTAAAACATGGAAACATTACCAGTTGTAAATTCAAATACAAATTTTGAAGATATCGCTAAACTAATAGGACAGGAAGAGCCAACAGGTTCTGCCAGTAATATGTTCTTTTTAAAAATAAACAGAGACCATGAAGACGATTCAGGTAATTCACTACCTGCAGGTTCTTGGTCTGTGTCGCTACCTGATAAAACAGTGTATGCAAAAGAGATTGACTTTCAAGTCTTTGTTCAAAGATATCAGTATCTTCACTATGATGCTGAGGCAAATGAGATGGTCAATAAATCTGTTATGGCTAAGAATTTATATCCACAAACAGAGATACCTGATATGTTAGGTACTTTCCGATGTGGGTCAGTTCCTGCCTCTCAGAGAGATACCTTGTCAGCTGATAAGGCTTTACAGCAGAAGGAGATTAAGTGTTTCCGTATGTTATTCGGTAAAGCTACTTTTCTTAATGCAGTTGATGAGACAGGTGCAAAGGTAGAAGATGCAGTAGATGTTCCTATTCTATGGAGAGCAAGAGGTAGTAATTTTATGCCTATTTCTGTTCCTATGGATGCTTTGACTGCTCAGAAGAAGCCTTTCATATTCTATAAACTACACGCTTCTTTGGATAAGAAGAAGAATGGTGGCTTGGTTTATTATGTTGGTAAATTTGACAATGCTCCAAAGCTAGTCGATTTTACTCCTGCTGACCAAGATACTTTAGGGTATTTTATGGACTATATAAACGGAGAGAATAGTAAGGTTATTAAGGAATATGATGATTCACTGCGTAAGCAGGGAAGAATGGTAGACCAAGAAGCAACTACTGTTACCTCTGACGACGTTCTGAATGATGACTTACCTGAGTCATTAACAGGATGAATACCAAACAAGCCGCTATCGTTTCGTTCCTTTCAAAGGCGGTTAAGGGGGAGGCAGAAATGCCTCCTCACATCTTGGACGAGTTTGCAGACAACTGCAGACAAGCATTAAATAAACAATTTAACGAACAACGTGGAGACTTCAGACTACGTATGAGTAACGTAGGCAAGCCACTTTGCCAATTACAAATGCAGGCAAAAGGTGTCAAAGAAGATACTCCTACTTATGATTTTAAGATGCGTATGGCAATGGGAGATGTACTAGAGGCTCTTATGATTGCAGTTATACAAGCATCAGGCATAGAGATAAAAAATAAACATGGTAAAGTCAAATTACCAATAAACAAAAAAAATTCTATTGAGGGTGAATTTGATATTGAATTAGACGATGGCATTTACGATATAAAGACTGCGTCGCCTTTTGCTTTTGAAAACAAATTCAAACCTGATGATGCGTATGAAAGAATTAAAAGCTCTGATGCTTTTGGTTATATTACGCAGGGTCACGGCTATGGTATGGCTAGTGATAAACCATTTAAAGGTTGGATTGCCTTAAATAAATCCACTGGCGAAATAGCGATTGCAGAAGCACAGAACACAAAAAAAGAAAAGGAGGAAGTTCATGCTAAGATACAACACGCTTTTAAATCAATATCTAAAGGAAAGTCTTTTCGAAGGTGTTTCACCGATGTCGAAGAAGTCTTTTATAAGAAACCTACAGGTAATAGGACCTTGGGGATTGAGTGCAGTTATTGTCCCTACAAAACAAACTGCTGGAAAGACCTCGAGTTCAAAAGACAATTACCAAGCAAAGGCAGAAACCCAAAATGGGTCTGGTACACACACATCACGAAAGAGTGGCGTGCTGATGACGCTTCAGTATAAAGGTACTGATGGTTCTCCTATTGCAAAAATAATTAAATTAAGTAGAGAGAAAGCAAATGCCTTCATCGAAGAACTCAACAACGAAGTCCCTTTTCCGAGCCTCAAAGCGGAAGGTCAAACAATCACCATCCCAGCTAAAAACATCACAGAAATCCGTATTGAAGAAGAAGATGTCCACGAGGTCAGCGAAAGCAAAAGGAAGAAAGCTTCAAACGTGGGTGGCGGAAAAACTCCTAAGTCTACTTAAGAGTGTAACTAACTTGGACATCAAATCTACTCCTATGGGAGTCAATGGGGCTGATGTCCAATTATCTACAGTTGCATACAAACAATTTCCTTACAACATTGAGTGTAAGAATACAGAACGAATGACGACTATATATAATTATTATGAACAAGCAGTGGGGCATGGAAACTCAGGAGAGCCTCTTCTTATTATAAAAATGAATAGACAAAAGCCTCTAGCAATAGTAGATGCAGAACATTTTATGGAGAAAGTCACGTGCCAAAAAATAAAATAAAATTAAACAATGGTGATTCTGCTATTATAATCAGACACTTAGAGCAAGGTTTTGATGTAGAGATTTACCATAGTCATGATAGAAATTTGTTGACAGAAGAAGACACTATGTTTTATGCTCTACTCACAAGAGGCATGGTGCATACTGCTATAAGAGATACCGACCAAGTTCTTGAAGATGGTCGTTTAAGTATAGATGAAGAATTAGTAAATTCACAGGTAACAATACATTGATGAGGCATATGGAGTATATGAAGATGAGAGCAGCTGAACAAAAGAAAATAGAAGACATGGTGAATAGTCCGCCTCACTATAATGAATTTGGCATTGAGTGTATTGATGCCATAGAAGCCGCCACTGGTAGTGAGTTCAAAGGTTACTTACAAGGTAACATCTTAAAATATCTGTGGAGGTACAAGTACAAGGGCAAGCCTTTGGAAGACTTGGAGAAAGCCGAGTGGTATTTATCTCGCTTAATTACAGTGGTGAAAAATGAGAAAGTCAAAAATAACGATTAGGGTGTCTGCTGAAGTAGATACAGAAGAGTTCACACTTGACAAGGAAGAACTTCCATATATATTGGAAGACATGCTAAATGACCTACTACATGAGATGGTAGGTTTGGAAACAAAAGACATAAATATAAGGATTATAAGATGAAGAGTAACGTAACTTTGCCAACGTATTATCAACAATTTATTCACAAATCTAGGTATGCTAGATGGTTAGATGATGAAAATAGAAGAGAGGAATGGCACGAGACTGTAGGAAGATATGTAAACTTTATGAGTTCACATCTTTTGAAGAAGCATAATTATACTATTCCAGATAAGGTCAAAGAAGAACTACATGAAGCTATACTTCATTCTGAAGTTATGCCGTCCATGAGAGCTATGATGACTGCAGGTAAAGCTTTAGATAGAGATAACACTGCAGGATATAACTGTTCCTATTTGCCAGTGGATGACCCTAAAGCATTTGATGAAGCTATGTATATACTAATGTGTGGCACTGGTGTAGGTTTTTCTGTGGAGAGAGACTGCATAAATAAATTACCAGAAGTGCCTGGACTATTGTTTGATACAGAAGAAACTATTATTGTAAAGGATAGCAAAGAGGGCTGGGCTAAAGCTTTCCGTAAGCTATTGGCTCTACTATGGGCAGGCGAGATACCTAAATGGGACTTGTCCCTTGTTAGACCTGCAGGTGCAAAGCTAAAGATATTTGGTGGTA